TATTTACCTTCGCCCAAGAACTTATGGACGTTGGTTTTACTTTCGATAAGTTCAATATCTGGCCCCCAAACAATATCCATTGTGCCTCCACCTACATTGTTTTGTAGGATAGATGCCAACTTGCTTGCAGCAGCTTTGGTAGGTGCGATCTTATGATCTAGATTACCTAGCTTGAATATTCTAGTATTGCTAATGGCTCCATCAAGTGCGGCCATGTCCGCCAGCTTCAATTTTTCGAGAACAGTAATATCATCCATAATGCTGTACATCATTGGAAATGCCCAAGTTTGCCAATCATCTTTTTTATAATGACTAACAATAACCTTATTAGGATCTAAGAAATATGGTTTTCTTGTTTTTGCTGCTTCTATTACCTCTGGAGGTAACTTAGACACCATAAACTTTTCTGCATCATTTTTGGGAGAATTAATGATCTTACGAAGGTGTGCAGGAAGTTTCAAACCATAAGCCTTTTTTCCACCAACAAAAGAAGCTAGCGGCCCGGCTGCGATTTCAATATACATCGGATCAATAAATGTATATTTCCAAGGAATCTCTCTAGTGCCAAGACTAGTCATTTCGTTTCGTATATCCCTATCACTAAAATCAGCAGCATTAGCTTTGTACATGTCTTTAATAGATTTGTTACTTAGCTTTGCTGTTCGTCGTGTCATACATACATTGCCTATACGATATAGATTATTGAGAAATCTTTCACTACGATCTTTACCGTCACATTTCTTAAACCAGTTCCTGAAAAATCTTTCTATCCTTTTATTAGGATGAGATACTGTAACTCCTTGAGTTGCGAAGTCTCCCATCAGGTCAATAACATTTTTGACCAAGCCTACCCTTTGATAGATAAATTCTGCTCTGTTTAAGATAGAGTAAATTTGATTAGGGACAGCTTCTCCGGGACGATAATAATCATAATCGTTTTTAGTAAGACCCGGTTTACTAGAGATGTTAGGCAGGATATTGCTGAAATCTTGCCTTTGAGGATATCTACCACCAGCTTTAGCACTATGATGAATCCCCATATATTCTTCTAAAGAGCCTGCACTAGCGTTTAGTGCGTCCTGTTGACCTTCCTTGCTTTCATCCCAGAAAACAAAGGGAGAATCAATTTCATGTTCAGGTTGTTTGTCTTTTTCGTTACTCATATTCTCTCAATACTATTGCAATGTAATTGGTTTATGAAATATTACACCTATTTCTGAATACCTTGATAAAAATCGTCGTTTGCAGCTTTAGTAAACCATTCTGGCCCCTTGTACATTTCAGTATCTTTAGCCTTTACCATGTTTTGTGCATTTCCACCTATAACATTATATTCTGGATCTTGTAATTGTAAATCTAATTTTCGTGCTATCATATTACTTATAAGCAAAGAACTGTATCTATCTTTTCTTAATTTACCTTTCTTACCGTGGCTTCCTTTCACATCAGGAGTATCCCATCTATCTCTTGCTCCCACACCACTGCTTGTCTGCGTCATAACAATCGTTGTAAGCTCGTTTTTTAAATCTTCTATCTCAACTATACATTCACTCAAACTGTCGTACAGAGGGTTTAGATCGGCCTCCATGATATTACGACCTTCTGCTTCTAAAGCCAATCCTATACTTAGACTATCAAACCTTGGAAATATCAACTTCTTATCTTCAAAGTCTTTACGCAGTCCATGATTCGCGTGAGCCACCCAATCAGCTTTTGCAAATTGTACAAGTTCTAGTATGTGTAAGCCTACCTGAGTATCAGTAGGCTTGGATTTGTCGTAGTCTATCACTGGCCAAATCAGTTCTTCTCCCTCTTCAAGGTTTTTAGGATCATGTAATGCTTCTTCGATAGCTACGCCACCTCCTTGAGCATCAACACCTAGACTGATAACATTAAAACTTTTCATCAGGTTTCTTATTTTTCTTGCACAGAAGCTATAGAAGTCATGATCTTCTGTTAACCCCGTTTTCTGCCGTTCACGGAAGTTCCCCCGATTAGTAGTCCATACATATACAAGTCGTCGATGATCCTCATTAAGTTCTATAACAGTGATACTAAAGTTATCTTTCTCACTAGCAGGGTCAACACCAATGATATATTGTTTATTAGGGTCTCCCTTAATTATAGGATCAAAATTAATCTCTCCTTCACGCCCTATAACAGGATTCTTCTCGTTGCATGTGCAGCTTTCTATTAGACTTCTTTTAAAGAAACCCTCGCTATCGCTTGTGAAACATGCCGCGTACTCCATCTGATAGATACCGTTGTGTATAGTGGCCTTAGCTCGGGCTACTTGTTTATCGTCCATGAATCCCTTTGGTATAAGCTCATAAGGAATTCTGATGACACTGTAATCTTTCCAATTGAAATTCTCCGGTACAGGCCCACCAAATATCTCTTCTAATGCCGATTTGTCTCCTTTACTCTCTACAATACTTTTATAACGACGCCAATACTGGGCAAAGTGTTTAAAGCTATAATCTGCCGTCCCACTAATAATTGCCTGATTACTTTTCTTTACCATCAAATGATCCATCTCTTCTGTCCAAATTCCCGCCTCTTTCATCGCCTTCTTCTTTGCCTCTGCCTTAACATTTTGGATGGGGCTAGCACTAACCGCAGCGAAGCCTGATACAACGGTTTCGTATATATCAGGACTGATTGATGCAAATTCATCTGCGATAATTATGTGGGCACGAAGACCTCTAATTTTATCACCAGTTCCTAATGGAATTGCAACTGCCCAACTCTCGCCTAGACGCATCGTACAACGATCTACATCTCGTCTAGGGCCGTCACTAGCCCCGTTAAATATACTTCGAATAATGTCGCTGTTACGCCACAAAGTCTCCATATATTCAAATATGATTTTACTCTGTCGGAATGCACTACCGACTATAACTATTTTGGTTTCTGGTACAAACATACATTTCAGCATAGCATACATAGCCATAATAAATGACTTACCGAATCCACGACTTGCTATGAACATCGGGAAAGGTCGGTTCCAAAACTCCTGTAAGATTGCCACTTGAATCGGATGCAACTCTACTCCAAAGAGCGACCGTACCGTAAATCCAAAGTAGGTCGGATCTGTCATTATTTTAAGAAGGTGCATATCAGGATGTTCGATTTCGTCCTTAGTTCGCCCTATCATCAGGTTCCGTTCCGGAACTATGAGGGAGGTATCCCCAAGACCTAGCCACGCTTCTTCAAATACCTTGTTCTTATCCATGTTCGCTACCTTTGTCTCGGAGTTCACTTACTCTCTTCATGATACTAATTGCTAATGCCTCTGCATTTTTACGATTACCACAGAAATGAGTATGTATACCATACTTTGTGTGTATCTCGGTTATATATTTTAGCAGGAACAAGGGCGTTATACGAAGGTTTTTCCACAAACGTTGGGGGATTCCACTATTACGGGGAAACTGTAGTATGTCATATAGGTCAAATTCAAATAGTATATGGGAATGGGGGTATCCTGCCATACGGTCTAGTACGTCTTTAAAACGCTTCTCTGTGATGTTGTTAGATACCTCATTGGGGGAGCATTTACGTTCTATACAAAGAATGTGTTCTAGTCCTTCGATACTATAGTCTCCGGTGTCTAGTTTCGCCTTGGTTGTATTAAAGTTATCATTAAAGTCCCACGGCTTTTGTTCGCGGGTATCTACTATTATATTAAAATATTTATTCTTCATTTCATCTTTGCCCGTACTATGTTAAAAAATACCATAGCATAAGCATCCTCATCTCCTGTGACTAATTTGTGGTGTTGATAGCAGAGGGTAATGCCGTTGTTAGGTTCATAACGAAGCATAGGATTATCTGCCCATCGTTTTATATGGTGTGCGTTAAGTCTCCTTCTTTTATTACATTTAGGCCACTGGCAACAATAGTTATCCCTTTTATAAACAGCGGCCCGCCATTTTTTATAGTTCTCATCAATCGGTCTCTTCACGTTCCACGCTTTCTGGGGTGAGGAAAGGACTGTCCATGCTTTTGTCTTGATAAGTATGTTCATCCATAAGA